CGCCATACTGAACATATCCTTCACCCTTTTTTTCCTTAAATTCAGGCTGACGTGCTTCTGCAAATGATAATACGCGTAAATCCATTATTGTCTAATTGTGTATGTGTCTGTTGTTGAATATTCAGTAAATTCAAACGGCGTTCCGACCAATTCCATTATCCCCGTTTCCAATAAATTCAAACCTGTTGGGTTGGTATTTGACGTACTTGCTTGTTCGTAAACCTGATATACATATTGTCCATTTAAAGAAGAACCAAAATTTGTGTTGGTTACAATACTAAATTCATTGTACCTATCCTTGTACAAACTTAAATCCGTTGCATTTAATTTAACAAACTTTACTTCTGTATTTGCGCTTCTATTTGTGAAGACAAAAAGGTAATTTGGGTTTGTCAATAACTGCTTTTCAGTTAAAGTCAATATAATATTTTGTGTCTGTCCTTTTGTGAACCTAATCATATAGGTAAATAGCCAAAAATGTAATTTGTTGCACATTAAGTATAAATATGACTTATATGGTACAAATACGTATCAAAAAGTGCGTTTTATGACATTTTATCGTACGAATAAGTGTTTATAACTATCGTAATTGTCGCAGTATTACTACTGATTTTGTCAAGTTATAACTTTACTATGTTATAACAAAAGTCAAGTTATAACTTTACTACATAAAAAAACCGCCGAACGAATTAACGAACGGCGGCAAACCTATAAACCTATGAAAAACAAAGTTTTAAGCACCCGGTGTTTCCAACGCAGTAGCAACTGTTGAAATTACACTTGGCGCTAACGCAGGTTCAGAACCTGTGAAAGTTAAAGTGAAACCACTTCTGTCACCTTGCGCAGTACCTGTTGAAGCTGCATTTGCAGTCATATCAATACCACGTGTTTTTCCTAAATACCAATAAATCCCGTTGCTATCTTTTGCGACTGCAACTAAGCTATTTTGAGCCAATAACAATAATTCGTTTCTTGTATTGGTTTGTAATTTGTTAAGGATAATCTGAAGTTCTTGCGCATAGAATACTGTGCCGTTTGCAACGGACGCAGTCATTGTTTGGTTGAACATAGAAGTATCTTTTACCAAAGCATATTTCCAAAAACGTTTTCCAACTGCCTTAGTTAAAGCGGTAATTACACCACTTGCTTCGGTTGTTGTTGTTACGTTTGCAGCTTCAGTAAAATACACTTCAACGATACCGCCTAAACTATCGCGACAATCTAAAGTATATCCTTGTGTTAATGCGCACGGCATAATATTAAATTTTAAATTTTATAAAAATGGGGGGATATTTCACCCCCCTATTAATTAAGCCAATATGAATTTCACTGTTTCATCAGGGAATGCAATATTCACGCCCATTTTGAATTCAGATACAAAACGTACTTGGTCAGCTTCTTTTGCGTAGAAAATTTCAAACTTTTCTTCTTCGTTCAATAAGTCTGTACCGATAAACAAGTTGCTTAAACGTGCAGCGTAAATTTTGTTTGTGCCATTCAATCCACCAACAGAAACAACCTTAATCATTGTACCCGGTAAAACAAACTCACCGTCTGCCTTAGCGTCAACTGAATAATGGAAACTGTTTGCGTTCTTTAAAGCAACTGTGTAAGTTCTGAACAAATCTTGACCACAGAAAATGGTCATATCGTCAGCAGCTACAACTTTCGCAGGTATTGCTTGGTAAACACCGTCAAAAATGCTAATTACGTTTGCAGCAGTGATTGAACTCAAAGGCGCACCACTAATGTAAGTAGAAGCATTTGCAGCAACAACACCTGAAGCAGCACCAACTAATTTAACTAAACCGTCAAATTTGTTTAAGTTTACGTTAACACTTGAAGTGTCACCTTGCCAAATTGCAGTTTCTAATTGTGCAGCAATTGTTTTTGCTTTTTTATCAGCAAATTCTTGCTCAAAAGGAACTGAATCGTACATTGAACCCGTAGGCAATGCTTTTTGTAAATACTTAGCTTCTAAGTCTTTTGGACAAAGTGCTTCGTTTACTTTAATTTTTCCAACAGTCACAGTTCTTTGTGTGAAAGTTGTTGAACCTGAAGCAGTAAATCCGCAGCTTCCGCCTGCCTGAAATATTGCGTCTGTGTCCATAATGTTAATAGTTTCAGCGCTTTTTACGCCAACCATAACATTTCCTGCACTCTTAATCAAGTTTGCAGTCTTTGCGCCCAATACTGAAGACGTCACTAATTGTGCTGCGTTTTGTTCAGTATATGCGGCTAATGCTGATACATCAAATGCCATTGTTATTAATTTTTAGTGTTTAAAATTGCGTTTCTATATTTTTCCAATCTTTGTTCTTTAATATCATTTGTTTTTATAAATGAATTAAAAGAATTTGGCTTTGAAATTGGGTCTGCGCTTGGTGTACTTGAAAGTGCTTCAATTAATTCAGCTACCTGTGCAAATCCTTGCTTAACCTTATTTTCCAAATCCAAAACCTTAGCGTCAGAAACTTCTTTTGCTGCTTTTATTTCAGCAATTTGCACTTCAAATGCTTCGGTCATTTCTTGCATTTTTTTGTCTGCTTCCTTACCCATATCTTCAGGTGCAGGTGCAGCTTCTTCTTCGCTTGTAACGTCTTCTTCTTTTGAAGAAAGTTCAATGATAATACCGTTTTCATCTAATTGCATTACAGTTCCGTCAACCAATTGGTGTTCGCCTGCGGGTGCAGGTGTACCGTCAGGCATTGTTACAGAACCGCCAATTTCCAAAGATGAAATTTCAATCTTAGTTCCGTCCATTAAAGAATATTCAGCCATTTCAACCTTTGTTTCTTCAACAATCGGTGTTTCTTCAGCTTTCACTTCTTCAACAGGTGCAGCCGTGTTTTCTTCAAACAAAGCTTTGATTTTTAAAATCGCTTCCTGTGCGTTCATACTTTTTTTATTATATAGTTAAAAAATAAAATGTTTATCACTTAACCTGTGACAATATTTTTTTAATTTGGTCAACCATTGAAGAAACCTTGTTTACTTCCTTTGGTTTGTAATTAAATAACCCTTCAACACTAAAACCCATTATTTCGCCATTCTTTACCTTTTGCCAAGCTTCTTCGTTGTCAACTATCATTGAACCAAACCAAGAACCAACAGGCGCGTCTTCAAATCCTTTCATTGGCATAATGCCACGTGAAGGGTCAGAAATAAAGCTTTCAAATAATGTAACGTTTTCAAATTGTGAACTTGAATCGTGCATTAAGTTTACGTTGCTTTGGAATCCTTTTTTGAAAAACTTTTGGACAATTTTAAGAATAGTATCACGACTAAAAGCCACATAGTAGTCGCCGTAAGTAGCGTCAGAACGAAAAATTGGCGTATCAGCCAACATAATAGCGCCTGAAATAATGCGACGGTCTTCATTAACAATTTCAAATTTCTGTGTTTTATTAAATGCGTTCCAATTCTTTTGTATTGCAGGACGGTCAACCAATGCAATAAAGTCAACCTGTGAATCGTCTTCAATGTCGTCTGTTATGTCCAACATATATATTGGTAATTCTGTATTCATACCCATAAATAGTTTATTTTATTTAATTTATCGTTTATTCAAATCTTGCTTGGTTCTCAATTTGCTGAACTCGTCTTTGTGTACCTGAAATATCACTTTCAACAACGTATGCACGAATTGCATTATTTCCGCCACCGCCACCATTATTGCCACCGCCACCACCGCCGCCCAAGTTAGGTGCTGCACCGCCGCCTGTATCGGGAACTGCACCGCCACCACCGCCACCACCGGTAGAAGGCATTGAAATATCTGTACCTGCGCCAATTGCGCCGTCTTCTGAAAGTCCTGCCTGTGAACCTGCGGAATTAATTGCTTTTATTCCGTCAACGGCTGACTTAACAACTGAAGCAGCCTGAACAATACCGCCTGCAACAATTAAAGCTGACCACGGCAAACCTAATGTCAATGGCGAAGCTTTAACCGCCTTCGCAGTTGCAACCGCAGTATTTGAAACGATTTCTGTTAATGCAGCACCTTTTTCAATTAATAAACCCGCAATTGCTATTTTTTTATTTTTACCTGCTAATACTTGCAAATCCTTTCCAAATTGACCAATCATTTGTACACGTCTAATGAATAAAGCGTGTTTTGCTTTACTTTCAGCTTCTTCAATAGCTATATTATTTGCAGAATGTTCAGCATTTATTTTTTCAATTTCTTTGGTGTTGCCTTTTGCACCTAAGATTTTAGCTTGATATGATTTTTCTTCAATATCTTTTAAATTCTGCCAATATGCGTCAGAATCTTCAGTTAAACCTTTTTGTTGTGCTTGTAATAATGCAACTTCGTCTTGTAAACCTTTTGCAATTATGTCATTCTTAGACCTTTGCCCTTCTAATTCTGAAGCATCAATTAAATCTTTTTTAATTGCAGCCTGTTCAGTTAAAGATTTTTTTAAAAACTCTTTGTCTTCATCTAAATCTGAAAGGTCTTTTTTAAGTTTAGCTAATCTTAAAGCTTCTGCACGTTCGTTGTCATCTTTAATTGCATTTGCTTTAATTTCTGCAATTTTTTCATTAAATTCATTCAGACTTTCTTCTTCTTCTTTATTTTTTTTATCCCTATCTTCTTTTCCTTTTTCTTCTAATGCAGCTTTTTCAATCTGATATTTTTCATTATTCAGTTTTATTAATTCATCTTTAATTTTTTGAGTAACTTTTAATTGTTCAATTTCGGCTTCCTTTGCAGTCTTATCAATTTCTAATTGCTTAATTGCTTTTTCGTTCTCATCTTTAATTAAAGCCTTGCTTTTTTCATTTTGTAAATCAAGAAGAATTTTATTAGCAGTTTTAGTATCTTCTGCAATTTTTTTATTAGCCTCATCATTTATTTTCTTAACTTCTTCGTCGTGCTTTTTCTTTTCTTCTTGCGTTTTATCATTTGCTTTTTTAGTATCTTCTGCAAGTTTTTTATTATATTCTGCACTTGCTACTAACTTGTCATTTTGTAATGTTCTGAATTGTTTTTGTTCATCTTCAGTTAATTTACCCTTTGTTTTTAAACTTTCTCGTAAAGTTGCTAATTCATTATCTGTTTGTTTAATTTTTAAATCGTATATTTCTTTTTCTGAACCGCCTTGCGCTTTTAATACTTTAATTCTATTTTCAATATCTTCATTTGCGCGTTTATTGGCAACTGATAATTTGTTTAAATTGCGTTCTGCTTCGCTTGTAATTCCAACAAAATCTGTAAATTGTTCAACTAATGCGCCTACTCCTTTTGCTAATGAACCTAATGGACTTTTTG